ACCAAACAAAGATTTGGAGAACAAAATAATACCGACTTGTCATATATCGACATATTTTTTTGTTTTTCCTTTTAAAGGAGGTCGAAGTCGAGAATATGCCTTTTGGGTTTTATGTATTTACTCCATGTATACATAAGGCAAAATTTTGGCCAAACAACCAACAGCATGCCAGTTCACTTGTTTGGCTTCTAGTCTTAACACAGCAGCACTGAGATTTCTGGATACATACACATGGTCAAGACCAAAATGACCTTATTAAACTCCGAAATTTCCAATCATTAAAGGTCTTAAGATGAATATGTGAATCCTATTATTTTTTCCCCTGTTTTTATTTTTTTATAAACTTACAGTGTTTTAAAAATATAGGGATTCACTCATATTTTCTTCGCGTTATCTATTCTTGATTTTATTAACATTGTAATTAAGTATTATGCAGGATTTCCTCATTTAAATTTAAAACCTAACTCCTGAGATGTACCAAGGTGCCTGATTGTCAATTAGTTAATTAATGTTACAACATATATATTCTGACATTTGCACATGCGATAATCCGTATAGGGGAGCGCAAATTCTCCGCCCATTGCTGTATTACTGGTTGAATCGTGAGTAGTTATATTATAGTCTCAATAGAGACTTTTTAATAATTACTTTCAAAAAGAAGAACAAAAATCTCTTTCCCTTATTAGTTTCTAAAGGGAAAAGGAATGTGTCATTGTCATTAGTAGAATGTGCAGAGAATGATAGAAATATTGACAATCTATTATGAGGTATCATGCTTTTTTCTCTATGTATGCCTCAGTTTTGATACTTCTTAAATCAGACTTGATATAGCAGCAATTCCTACTGAATTCCGAATTCAGTCAATTTTCCATTAACAACCTGGCAGCCGTCAATGATTACAGGTGCTAGTACTTGTACTGCCAGCCTTAATTATAACCTTTGATTGAGTTACCGATTATTTTCATGTATAGTTTTTGGGCCGCTCGATGCAGAGTAATTACAGACTCATGGCAAAAGATTTCTTTAACTTGTCCCGCACCCATCCGGTGTCGCAAATACTTCTTACAGTGCGACCTTCTAAGATACTCTTTCCAGTGCATCACATCATTAAGACATAAGACTCCCCCTATAATTTTTGTAATCCAGCTGTCAATCGAATACAGATCATCTACACTCAGTCTAATTATGATTTGTTCCACAAGTTGAGTCACACATTGCTTGAGCATCGTAATTGATTTTCCTCTATTACTTAAGTTATAAGGTGTCAATAAGAACACTGTATCAGCCAGACAATCCTCATCAGAAAAGTATACAATGCTTTTGAGCACGGTATCAATATGTTGTACTATGATGTCTTTGAACTCTATATCATCCCTCACCATGGTCATATTATAATCGGTTCCGTTTGGCCTTGCTGGACGGCCTCCTGCTGCTAGAAGAGCCTGATCGATATTATCACTTAAGAATTTTATGAGAACTTCAGTCGGTGAATTGATGATTGAGATGACTTCTCTCTCTTGTTTTATGAATGCGTCAATAATCTTTTTATGCACTTCAGGCTTCATTATTGATCCTCCTTTTCTTATGAGATTTTTGGATGTTTGCATAATCCTATCAGCACTGGAGAAAGGGACAGGGTTTGAGAAAATGGCAATTAAAAAACATTCATAATCCCCCCTGCACATATAGCCATTGCTTAGTATGTACAATTTCGAGCAAGACAACATCAGATTGGTCACTAAGAGATTGAATTGTCGGCATTGAGAATAGAGAGTCTTGATTACCAACACCCCATTTTGGCTAAGCACAAAATACGAGATGGTTAGTATATTAGTAATGAACTGCTCTATAATACTTAATGCAGAATCCTTGGGTATTTCAGCATCTACCATGATAAACTGTGTTGTTTGACATCCGACTGTTGATGTGATGTAGGTGACACATTCCTCCCGGGTTAGATCCGTTTCTGCACTTACCTCCCTCCATAAAGTAGTAAACTCCTGGACAAAGCCCAATTGACATGGTACTCCTGCCTGCATATTTTGGTAAACAACAGACTCAAAGAACTGTGCTGGCGATGGGCCATAATGCCTTTGAGGAGGATTCATTGCATTGTCAAACATGGTATTATAATATATTATCCTATGAGGAATGTGCAATTCACACACTGCCATAATGGAACCGCTACCTTCTCCTAGGAATAAACTTACTCCGCCTTTTGTCTGTCTCACCTCAGGTATTGAGAAAATCTGTCCTACCTTGTACCAAGATGAAGAAGAGTTACCAATCCCACGAAACAGATACCGTCTTAGATCACTACTAGATGGAGAACCGATAAGGCCTGCCTCACGTCTCTCTACATTGCAAAGATCAACTTTGTTATATGTTACCTCATTTTCTATGGGGACTTCCAAGATGAACGCCGTGGATTCTTGATAAAAAGGGTCTTTTGTAAAGCTACCCACATTTGCAGGTAACTGCCTTTGTTCTCCAATTTCAATCGGGAAGATAGTTTGTAATATACAGTCTTTGTCTTCTCTCTCCCTGATTAAATTCAAGCTTTTTCTAGAGATGTAATACAAGTTAGCAGGGAAGGTGACCAACTTAGGTGTCATTAGCTTATTCATATCCAAATGTTGATTGAGCACAGGTGTAGTCTGAGAATTCATAAATTCAGTTAAGACCCTACACTTATCCTCGGCACTGAGATCTCTGATCTTTGGGATCTGTTTTGTCTTGGCGTGCACCACTGTCACTAAACAACAGAGCCGTGCAATCAGTTGCAACATCTTCTCATTTAGTGTTTCCTCTATTATGGAAGGGAAAGTCAAAGTCGGTATCTCCCCGTGTGCAATTGCTGTGAGTACCCTCCGCATTGATTTTGTAAGAACTTGAGCCGCCAATGAAATGAAATCTACGGAAGCCAACTGGTGAACACCTGAGAGCTCTAATAATCCGACCCTGTACAGCCTTCCAAAAATACCCGGATGGGAGATTGTTGCTGCTAAATTGGCCAACAAGATCCCTGGCATACTTTGCAACAGGTCACTCATATATAGCATGATATTCTCAACACCTATTACTCTCAGATAATAAATTTGATAGGCACAGTCCAGCAGGACCTCAACTGCGACATACTCTAGCAATTTTATTGCATCACAATTCTGGAATTCACTTATCCAATTCCGGGAGTTATCATATACGATAATAGCATCATTCTTAATTGAGGTTTCGTCATCATATGAGATAATAGATTGACCTATGAGTTTCCCTGTAGTCATTGCCAAGATTCCCATTAATTCAAATGTGGTATATTGATCTAAGCTCAATTCATAATTCTTGAACACAAGCATGTCCATTGTAGGCATATCATCAAGAGAAATGGGGGTCCCATCATACATGAACCGATTGGTCACCTCTGCCCGTATCTGGGGTATGACTCCTGCTAACTCTATAGGGAATGCCAATGAAGCTTCACGTATGCAACAACTGTGTGCGCTGTGTAGATGCAGTGTCATACTGTCAACAATGTGATCACAGGTGAGAGGGAAAATAGCCTCAATTGCTGCCAAACCTAGCAACATCAGTTGTTGATATATCAAGTTGCTCTCTTTAATAGAGTCATCAATCACCAATCTCTGGGAATCATTGGATATTTGAACATAGGGTGAAACTCGGTATAGAGATGCAGGAGTGAAAGTTACCTGACTTATCCCATCATCAAGGCGATGTTGCAAATTTCCAGCTGTCGGTAATGGAGACAATATTTTTAAATGTTCTAAATCTATGTTGCATCTACTATTTGCGATTTCCAGTGCTGCATTCCAGTTTGTGTCGTTGTCTCCGAAGGCCCAAATTAATACTGACGCCCCTCTTAAAGCAGCTTTAGCATGAGGTGACAAGTTACGTAATTTTGCCATTGAAGCCACTCTTCTCTCTTGTGTTCTTGATCCTAAAAATGGCACCCGAATGGCGGGATTCCCGGTAGCTCCATCTATCAAATTAATATTATCAGGGAGGTGAAACCAAGTATATTGAGAGTCACCAGCATCGCACAAATGGCAGGTGCCTCCTATGGACACGATACAGCCAGTTGCGAGCTCTAGTGTATCGGGATTCGCCACCCCTAAAATAGGCCGTCCCCCCGTGATGGAGGACCAACTTTTATTCCTGCAGTATTCAGCTAGCGCCAAAGAACACATGTCTTGGGATAATAGATGCGGATAATGACGATGAGCATCCCATAACTCATCCAAGAAAAGCTGAAAATGAATCACTGAATAGTTAATAATCTTCTCTGTTCTCCTCACGCCTAACGGTTTCTTATCTAATGCATATTTAACGATCGTGTTAGTTGTGTCAAGGAGCCCTTGGATTTGTTTCCGGCGGCCGATTGAACTTGCCTGCATGATTACATGGCCCACTCTCGGGTGAATAAACTCTTGATCTAGCAAATACTTTGCAAGTGACAGCTCCTCTGCGTCAGCATCCTCTCTATGCACTCCCGCAAGTAGAGGATTTGCGCATGACTCAAATAAGACACGCTGTGTATGTTTTTTGAGGAGGATCCCTGGACTGCCTACAGTATCAAAGTTGAAAGCATAAGGGTCATTGCACAGAGTAGCCCAAGTTCCAGATCCAGGCTGTCGAGTTAGCAAGTTAGGTAAAATGCGAGGGCTGAGTAAGCCTACTGTGGTCAATCTTTTGATCTCCGCCAGTGCGGTTGTCCCCGGGTCTCCGATATTCCTGTTATATAACCTTACATATTGTAAACCATTAAGTCCGCCCACTTGGGAAGGAGTCATGATGTAATTATGGACGGCTTCAATGTTCCCTGACATGGTTTGACGTATGTCTTGTCTCCCTCTATCCAGTATAGAGAAGTCACAATCAAAATAAAACTGAATTAATAACATGTAGTAATTCAAGAGGTAACAAAAATCCTTCCCTGCCCCGTTTTCACATATTCTTGCGATTGTCCCTGAGATGTCACTTGCGGACCCGCCTGTGTCTTCTCCAAGGTCTCCCGATATTAAAGTCAACTTAGCAGCATTTTTAAGCATCTGACTCAATATTTTCCCGTCCTTAAAGATCCTCTTGCTGTACACAAAGAATGTATTCGACCTCACTGTTTCTCTCATCTTAAGGTTATGACCTATACCATGGTTGATCTTCACTAGCTCCTCAAAAAACCTGTCACTGAGCTTCTGCAGCTCTTCAAGGGCATCATCTGGATTGTCACTGGGTTTTATCTCTTTAGTGGACGCGATGACCTGGTTATCTCCCTGCACCATGCATGCCACTCTGCAAGAGGATCTTGCTGCTGCCAGGTTGATAGCAGCAATAGAGATCATAGACCATAGTTTTTGACATAGCCCTTCAATCCCCCCCCTTGCACTCACTATGAATATATCGTCATTTGGTTGGTCATTAATATCACCACTCACAATTTCAGCTGGAGGATTGTACGGATCACCAACAAACATGGTTGTATTCATTAACCTTAGATGTATCCATTCGAAGAAATGATCAAATCCAAGCAACTGGTTCAGAGCTCTTGCAAAGGGCTTTATGGTCTGATATCTCCAATTAAGACAGTATTTTGAGAGGTCCGTTGTGATGAATGTGGCCATCCTTATCTTATCTTGCTTGGAACCCTCACCCGCCCTATACCTGTGTATCCTTTTTTTGGTGTTTTCCAATCTCTCCTTATTGCAATTATACGACATCTGGCTCATTGCTAGCATACTTTTAGATAGTGAGATGCTGTCCTGTATTACTCCGTTCCCCTGGAAAAACGGCGCTATCTCTGCTGCTAATATTCCTTCTGCCATCACTTGACAATTCCGCAAAGTCTTAGTCAACTTAGCAAAGATTCTTCCATTGATCTTAACTTCCTTTTCCTTGAGAGAGTAGGATACGGATACATCATCATCACCTAGATAAGCCATAGAATTGAGGTACTGCAATTCCTGGTATGGGTCAAACTCTGCAGCTTCCAGAAATTCTATAAGTAATCGGTTCGATCTCGTGCTCCCGGTAAGCTTTTGCGCATCTTTCTTATACAGGAGATCTCTCTTGAATGAACATAACCATTCCTTTGCCGGTCTTGCGATAGCTTTGTCTTTCAAAAACATACTTAAATCACTGACAGGATCAAAATCAATGCAAGGTTTGAAGTCGATAAGAGCTAGAGATTTATACTCTTTTAACATTATCTGATGGCTAATTTCTGCCGCATCTTTGTACAGCCTGTCCAGGACTGGTGAAAGTATTGACTCCGGTAGAATTTTTGGCCATAGTCCAGAATTCTTCTTTCTGAACCCGTTTATGATCGTCCCTTTGAAGAATGCCAACACTTGCATTTGAATGTCAAAATCAATGATCTTTGCAGCACACATCTGTGTTCTTACCGCTTTGGCCGCAACAGATGCTGTTAGTAGTGGATGGCCCCAGAGCCTGAGAATGCAAAGCATTTCAGCACCTAGGTTCGCATTGAGACCACTATATATCTCTGCTATGGCCGAAATCATTCTGTTGGTTAATTCTGTACTAATTTTGTCTTTTAAGACATTTTTGATCTCAGTTAAATTGAAAGAAAAGAAGTCTCCTGCAAATCGCTCTGTTGGCTCGAAAAGTTGAACTGTAGCATAGGACATGGCTTCTAGTATTGCCACAACCTCATATACATCTCCGCCTATGACAGTTGCCAGTTCATCTATCAATCTTAACAATAACTCAATCTTTTCAAAGAGAGGATGGAAAAATGGGATCGCACTACATAACATTTGCACTAGATTCCTTCCTTCTAACAGATCAGAATACATCAATACCATTTCTGGCGTCAAGCATGTAAAAGCATTTGTTGATGTCTGGATAACCACAACTAGCTCTGACGATATTATCAAGTGACCATCACTTACTGTTAAGTCCAAAATGAGATCGTTTTGTTTGTTGGCCCGACTCTTAAGTATTAAATGCCTCTGCAGTTGCTTGACATGAAGCCAGGTATTCCGTGCGCAACTCCATTGTGTATGAAACCACATTCCGGGATGATTCTGCAAGAACGCGAACTCTTCTGTCCTTTCTCGAGACACATGGTGACCATAGATCTTACCCTCTATCATGTCAGACAGTTTTGAAAAGCGCATTCCAAAGATCTGGAAGTGCCTAGACACTTTCTTCTCTATTTGTGCCATTTTATCTTCAGATACCTCACATCTTAGTGCTGTAAGCCACGAGAGTGTGCTTGGATGGATGAGAGGAGAGATAGCCTTCTTATGGTTCAAGTAGCTGTGTGTCTTTGACCCTATTTTTTTGGCTCTTATGACATCACCTCTATTAGATTCCATGATATTCTTCCACTCCCTGGTTAGGATCAGGTTGTCATACATGCATGATTCAGGTAATTGTAACCCTGTTATCCTCCAATAATACAATAACTTATGCTTTACAATTGGGGAAGACAGATGCGACTCAGGTAGAATTAAGTTATTCTGCCCACGAAGTGATGTAGACGGCAACATCTTTTCTGCCCCTAGGCTTTTTGTCACTAACATTGTCATTTTTTATTAATCGCATGTGCGGAGCAATGGATTACTTTTGGGAGTGAGAGTTTCTTGGGGAGGGGGTGATGGAGTTATTCTTTAGCTAATGGACATTATCTTGGCTCAATGCTCTTTCTACTTACATGATTATAGAATATTGTGTCATGGCCAGGAACTGGTATAATTGCTTATTAGTATTGGATCGACTCGGTGGTTGTCTAATGGACGGAGAGGATTGTTTATGCTGATGTCTTCCCATCCATCGAAGCTACTCTTGAGGCTCTTCCCTTTCTCACTGTACACTTCTAAAAGGAGAGGAACGATGCGGAATTCTCCGAAGAGAGTGTTGCCTATTTCTCCTATGCTTAAGCAGTATACCCGTTGAGTTTTCTTCACTTTAAAGCATGTGGAAGTAGTATACGCCGCTTTTGTGGTAGAGCTGCTCACTCGTATGACATTACTCATGCTTACCCCATACCAGACCGCAGACCTCGGGTTGAGTCTGTTAGTCACATCATTTAGTTGCATCCCATAAACTGCTGCGATAGAGTGATTATTGTGGAATACAATAGGATATCCATCTGTATATACCCCAGTCACGCAGGCATTGGGGCACCTGGAATCAGCACTGCATGGATGATTGCCTGGCCGTGTAAACTGGTCAAAAATTGTCGGGGGCTCGAATCTCACCATCTTATCATCAACCGTCAAGGGGTACATGATTAACGACGGGAACCAAGATGTCCCACGTTGATAGAAATACAACTTCTCTTCTATCTGGAGCACCCTAGACTCTGCACCCATTAATGTGATGCTATTATTTGATATAGTCAGTACCGGGTCCAGTCCTAATGTGTCATCGATCTTAATAGACAATACCGCCTGTTGCACCAGCTTTCCCCCAAAATAACTTGGCCGATACGAGGATTTTGCTCTTGACACTTGTTCAGACTCAGAGTCTGGACAGGTATCATTGTATCTTGTATATATAGCATATCTACCATCATTCTCCTTGAAAGTTGGAGTTCCCTCTTTGACTCCCCCATAGATAGGGAACCATACCCTTCCATTCAAGAATGATCCACCACCGACCCCAGGGTAGTTGGCACTCCAATCCCCAAATAGTTGCCCTACATTTAAATCAACCTCATTATATTTTCCGCTAAAGTCTAACCGGCCATGGATCATGGGAGTTGCAGCAGGAGAGTTGTAATCATCTACTTCTCTTTCTGTTACTAATGAGCATATGATATCACAGCCAATAGAGGTGGCACTAATGCTGCATGACTTGCGGTTACGCTCATCATCTAAATTGATCGACCTCATTGTAGATAAGAATACATGTCCAGTCGCTGAAATCTTGAGGACTCCTAAAGCTATGTACTGAAATGAGCTACTATAATCCTGGCATCCTGACAGTATAACATTATGCGTGTAACACCAATGGGTCAGCCCAAGGTCAAACGATGGGATTCTTGTACAGCCGTTGCCAGTGGTTGGGGCTGGTATAAAATTTAAGTGTTCTAGGAATGGTGTTAGTGTAATCTCTCCCAGATTCACATTGTCTGTTGTCCATATCTCTTTATTAATCCCTCCTACGAAATCTTGATCGTGCATTGGAGAGCCACAACCGGAAGAGTTAGAAGTTCCATCAATTTGGTACGACAGAGAAGTGATGGCACTCAGGATATTGGACTCCATATTGAGTTGTGATACTGGAGCCTCTAATATCACCTGGCGATAGATCTTCTGTTCAGTGTTGATCGACTCATCTATCTTACTGCTGAGTGTTGACATGCCAGTTTTGACAGCCTCTAGCGATTTATCTATATCACCGCTGGTTGCGGCCTCTTTGCTATATATAAGTGCTGGAATCCCTATCCCAATGGATGTCAGACATAAGACAATAGTGAGAATCCTAAAGAGTAATCTCCATGTGCCTCTCTCTGATCGCTCATCGTTCACAAATGAGACCTCACTTATTCCGGGCTGCATGGTTATTAAGTAGGCGGAAAAGATGTGATATGATCTTTTGAATGAGCAATTTGATAACCCCAGTTATAGGAAACCAGTGCCCTTCTGCCCGTATTGAATCCGGATCTTTTTCTTAATTGCAGACATATTCGTAATATGATGATTACCTGCTGTCACGCTGTTGCGGATTGGTTTCGTCGGTGGTGATTGGCGTGGGACCTACATGTTGGAGTGCCAGGCATCGGGGGTGATGTGGCTGGATGGGGGAGTCAAGTTGCAGCGGATTGCAGTTGAGCACGGAGTTAGAAACTGGTTTTGGACCGACTGCCATGCATCTCAGCATTATTCCCCAACCACAGGAGGGTCTCTTGCTGAGATTTAAGCTTTGTCAAGGTATATATCCCGATAACACATCCTGTGATTGCAATTATTAAGCATACCACTGTAGCAACGATGTAAGTAATCATGGCGGAACTGCTTAGCAATTTGACATTAACTTGAGATAGGAACTTATTGCTTTCTGCTATATTCTCTTTCGCTGAATCAATACTCTGATTGACTTTTGATAATTCTGCTGATATATCAAGAGGTCCTGTAATTATCACTTGACTTGGATCAACTGTTAGATTGCGCGTATATTCTGATTCATATGTTCCTGCTAACTTTAGGATAACACCACTCAGCTCTAAAGATCGGCATGTGCTCTCATCAATCAAGAGAAGGGCTTCCCCATAATTTTGAGAAAGTATCTGAGGTGGGTCCATACAACGACAGATGACCTGTTTGCAATTGGCCACTATTTTCCCCTTAATTGTCATGTAAGGTGTTGAAAGGACGCCTTCACTCCTTGAAAACACACAATCACTTAGATTTCCATTGAGACATGACAAAGTAGATTGGCTAAGGGGGTATGATATGATCTTTGTACAGAACATGTCTAAGTCAGTTGTTATACAAGGGCTAAGGTCTAACTCCTCCATGGCTCCTCCAATTTCAATCACGGCGCTGGGAATGATTGGTGATGATGGTCCTCGAGTCGTATCCACAGCTAATGTTTCTAGTAAGGTTGAACGGGCACCGTTGAGCTTCCCTATGCTTGGTAACTCTACCTGTACGGCTAGTAACTTGTTTGCATCATCATACATAATCGGCATTCCTTTAATTAAGCCGCTATTTATCAGCGATCCTAGTTGAGTTTCACTGGCACCTAGACGTGACAGTAATGCATTAAGATTTCCCCCGGCTAGATTGTACAGGGCTTGAATTGTTATTGGTGTCAATGCAGGCGACGTAAGCTGGTTACCGAATACACCCATCAGCTCTGTGAGATATAGACTTAGCTGGATACCTAGCCTGGATTCAAGGGTTAGGCAGTCTATTGCTACTGCCGTGTTGTTGAATTGCTCATTAACATAGTCTTGCAGCTTACCGACCCCTATGGCTAGTGTGCCGAGCCCCTCAGTTAAATCTGTTACTGCCTCATTAGTTTTGGCAATGCTGTTTGCCAATCTAGCAATATTGGCAGCATTTTGATTAGCTTGAATTAAAGCTGTTGCAGCTGTGATCTGAGCAGCAGTTGCAACACCTAAGGCAACACTCCCTATAATTGCCCCAACCAGTCTGTTTTCTCTCACTTGAGTTGTTGAATTGCCCCTTATTGCAGACATTGCCGTGGCAAGTGGTGTTAGAATGCGGGATAATGTTTCATTATAAGATTGCAATGATTGTTTGGCACAATCTTTCTTATTGTCAGGTAAATTTGGGATCAATTTGACAACTATAATTCCCGTTTGGGATGATGTATATATGCTAATGGGCCGGTCACCAACAGGAACAATCCCTGCAGCAAGCGTTAATCTTCCGTCTATCGAGCCCTGACATGTTTGAGCAATCAATAGAATAGTGCTCAGACCGAAAATCTCCTGAGAGAAACGTGCCATTTCTGATTTGTGCATTTGGCTGTGGCACATGTGGCTTCTGCCCGTACTTTTTTATATTGCAGAGACAATTTTAGCGCATATGATTTAAACAACATTCAGAGTGCATGGCATCGATAGTTGATGCATGGGAATCTGCAGAGTTACTATCGGACAAAGTAGCCGATTCAGATACTGTTGATTAGAGTTTTGTCTTTAATCATAAATGTTGATCTTACTTAAATAAGTCAGTTGGATAGACAGATGATTTTTATCCGGTCTTTTTAAATGGGTTGAATTTCCCATTTCTCCCAGATTTCTCAATTTTTGTGCTCCCGACCACGAAGTCATCAGTTGTCGCAATAGCCCTATTGGTTCCCCCTTGTATTATAATTTTGCATTCATGGAGAGAACCGGTCTGGCTCCATAGTATCTTTGCAATTCCAGGAGCAGTCTGGCTTATAGGATAGCAGGCTGTTCCCCTAGGTGAAAAGAAGGGGCTCATTACTTTCGTTCGCTTTCCTCTTGCTTTCAATGCAATTGAGGGACCGAAAATATCAAGCAGCCCTACACTGATCGACATCCTGCGAATTTTTAATTCAAGCTTGTCAACTGATATCTTGTTCCCTTTGCTGTCAAGACAGGAGATCATCCCGATGTGAATGAAAAGGTCTGCGAAAAACTGATCATTCCGTTTTATTAGGGTCTTCGCCAAAGGGTGGGTCGCTTGAATATCGATCTGGATGACTGCATTGATCGCTATATTTAGGACGTGTTTGCTGTGAAGTCTCAGCACCGGCCGGGGGACTTTGTAGACGTCACTCTTTGGTACCACTGTCAATGACACGAATGTTACCTTATATTCAAGGCTCAGACCGCTCGGGACCCGCTCGGGGGCTCTGACACATTTATTGGCTGCAACTGATGAGTATCTAGTTGAGATTACCTTGGCCTCCTGAATCATCTGTGGTGCCTGATGCACCGTGAACAATATCCTCTCTGAGTCAGTTGCACTCTTTTTGCAAGTAATGATAGTATTTAGGGCTGCTCTTGCAATCTCAGGTAACCCGCTATTGTAACCTACACTACCAAAGCAAAGCATTGCAGCGCTCAAAGGCTCTTTTTGTTGTTCCGCCATAATCGGACCGGAATTGTCATTCCCTCCTTTCACTCCATATATGAATCCATACGTGGTGATTGAGACTGAGTCGCTCTTACTCTCACTCCACATATCTATTTTTTGGGTGCGAAACTGTGGTGTAATTTCTTTCCTTCCTCCATCGATCTCTTGGAGCACCACAGGGAAAGCAAGTAGTGTGTTTGAAGGTGAACTAGGGTCCACCTCCAACCCAATAATTTTTGAGCTATCCATAATACCAGAGCAGGAGAAACACACTTCTGCCCGTATTTTTTCTTAATTATCATTACTATTGAATGTAATTGTATCCATTCAGATTAGTTTCGCTGCATTTGTATTGTGCGAGCGGGTTATTGATTCTCAATTAGTGGGGATACGGGTGCTTTTGGCTGATAATCGTAACAAACCTGATATATCACTTGACCCAGATTAATTATGCAGATTGGCAACAAGTAGGTGTAAATTGTCATGCTCTTTTAAATGAGGGTTAAGTTAGCCATTGAGTGCAAGCCGTTTCACTTTCTTGATATCATCTATTGTGGTAGCAGATGCAAGCTTATCTAGCAGTCGTTTTGCAGCTGCAGGATGCATTGGTCTTGATTTTATCAGTGCTCCAACCGACTCCTTCTTTACCATCAAGTCAGGAGCTTGAGGAACAAGTGTTTTAACAAGTTCATCTCTGTTCGTGACAGGTTGGGATAATTGGTTAACTGCAATGCTTCCGTCATTGGCAACATATGGAGACGGGTCTCCAGGACCAGCAATCAGCACAGGCCTGAGTTGCGAAACCTTCCGCAAATCGTTAAGGGATGATATATTAGCATTCCCAGGATCCATTAGTTTCATCATACTTATATTCCCTTCCATTACTGCGACAGCAGTCTTCAATTGTTGTATGTCAGTCCTGATTAGTGGACAGCATGACACATGCTTTAAAATCAACTCTATTGAGTATTCAAGTTTACTCATCCTGTGATTCATGCTCTCCATCATCCCTAACATCGCGTGAGCAAAGTCTGCAAAATTTAGGGCATTTGCCGCATCTACAGGCGAACTGCTGGGGTGTTGATGTGATGGGTGCACAGTCTGGGTTGCACCAGCTTGTGGTGATGATCCCTTCTGTGCTCCATGATATTGAGTGCTCTCTCCTGTGTCCCGGTCGCCACTTTGGGGGGATCCCGATTTTGGAATTTTCTTTTTTGTCCCAGCCTGAACTTGATTCCCCTTGCCAGCTATCATCTGCCCTTTTTTAGTTGTTGGGTTCTCATTGTATGATGCCTGGGCTTCTTTTGACTGACTCTTCTCAGCTGCCCTGGATGCAATTTTGTCAAGCATGTTAAGTAAACCGTCGGACGGTGCTCTGGCATTTTCTAGAGTCGGTGAATCAGCATTATCCTCCGGATTGTTACCGGTGCCGGACTGGGGATCAATACTGGCTCCTGGCTCAGCGTCCTCGCTGGGGCTTCTCCCGGTTGAGCCCTGATCCCCTTTCTCATCATCTGTGGATGTTTGTTGTTTCGCTAGATGAGCTTCCCATGCGGCAACTTTGTTTCTTGTGGCATTATGAGGAATGGAGCTTTTCCCCACTGTCCCACTTGGTGGTCCTTCTGCAGTAATTATTTCGTCTATCACGATCCCGCTAGATGAAAGGATGTTGTCTATTTCTTCATCTGTAAATGCGGCCATGTCTAGTACCCTGATTTCGGAGCCCTTTGCAGTGATGGTACCTTTCCTCGGATCCAATCCAGTTGAGGCAAGTGTCTTAAGGCCTTTCTGCCCGTATTCTGTCAGTTTGTTTTTTCTTAATCGATCATCGAATATTATATGGTAAGATTTTAAGCAATGGGTGTAGGATCTGATTCTGTGCTCTGTATTATTTGAGGGGATTCAGATTGATGAGTTGTATTGGGCCATTGATGGACCTCTCCTTGGTTCCGATCATGCCTTGAATGCGGATCGGAATGGCAAGGGTCCCTACATGTCCCATTGGTCAGCTTGATCTGTTCCTTCGTCCTCTGCTGGATCCCGTCTAGGTGTAAGTCCAGGGGTAGGGGGAATGTCGTTATCTGATGATCTCATGTTGCTGGCTATGCTGCGCATTAAGTCAATAAACCGCTGGTCGTCTGAGCTGATCTCTTGAGAGGCCCCATCAGCTGGTTGACTTATTTTCTTAAGTGAACTGTCCCCTGATGGTTGAGCAAGGCCAGATGTTACACTGGCATTGCCAGCATCGAATCCTTCATTAGCACTACTCTCAGTCATCTTACTCACCACATTCGACAGCGCCTTTCTTGCACTCGGTGACAGTCTTAGCTCATCAGCCATTTCTTCATTTATACTGGCTGCTTGCTGCTGGGCACATTCAACTCCAAGCCGCCAGTATCCTGGATTCATGAAGTCTCGCGAGAACTGATATTTGCTGGTTCCTTTGTCTAATACAGATGCAATCCCCATGGAGAAGGAATACATCAGTGAATACTCTGCAGGTGCGAATTGCATCTGGTCAGGGTCCCCTAGCAGTGTCATATATGGTCCATTATCTCCCTTTTCTCGGTAGAGCCTCATCAGACTTCCAAGCTTTTTAATCTCTCCTGCCAATCTGCTCAATGCCAGGGCCGGAGTTCTGGTGTTGATCCCGTATTTCAGGGTCAGAAAGAATGGTGTCAACCCGGCATTCCTGACATATGCGTCAATATCACCAACAAGGCTGTAATATGTGCTGGTCCCACTGGGTGTATTTTTGGCACGTCTGAGTTCTGATACCATAAACGCACGAACTGCTAGTGACGACCTGATCGTCAGCTGGATGCTGCTTCTCACCACAGGATACAGAAGAAACCTCTTGCTAATACGGCCTTGTTGAACATATTTAGTGATTCTACGGGATTCTGACTCTTCAGCAGTCTCATAAGCAGTCATTGCCTTAGCTAGTGTCACCCAGATCTGTCCCTGCACAGAAAGGATCCGCTCAAGCGTGTCTGTAATGTCCTCAGGAGGGTCATTCTCAGCTTCCCCATTGATGAAGGGGGTGCCATTCCCGCATGATCTTGGTAGATCATTTGCTATCATAGTGAATCTCTGGGCTTTCTCGTCACTTATTCCGCTTCTAGCATTGAAGACCGGCGTCCCATTGTTAAAGGCATCAATTTCTAGTAATGCGATCGTGGTCTCGCCATTCCTGCTTGCCATGGCCACATGCGTCCTCATAGTCTCAGAATGAGCACACAGCAATGATACCATTGCACCCTGCCGAAGAGGCTTGTTAGCTGAGTCACTGACTGCAAGTCTTACTGCAAAACTAACAAAAGACCATCTGGTCTCTGGGTCGTTGGTGTTACAGATGAATACCGGGATTTCAACTTTAATGGTCCCGCCTCGTTCTGCAGGGGAAGCCCCCTTGTTACACTTGGTTTGAGAGTCAAGCAGCTTGTCATATTCTGCAAATATGGACGCCATGTTCCCCGACCAATAACTTCCAATTCGGACTCGAACACGGTGGAAAGAGCTTCTGCCCGTGCTAGTTCAATTATTAATTCGTATTTTAAGGTACCTTACAGAATCTCTGTTTGGT